CTGTCACCCACAGTTATGACCGTAGTGCTGTCTTCAAAATGTTCGTTGACTACAGGCAGTTTATCCACATTCTCTCGCTCAACAGAGAAGCCTACACCTGTACCACACATAAGAATGTACATACATTCATCAAAGCTACGTGGACTATCCACAGGTATATAACTACAATTATATCCACCTACGTGACACCTATCTAAAGCAGGTCCTGCTGTCATCAATGCCCTCATACTAGGCATCACACCTAAACTAGTTATCTGCTCTGTAAGTTTTTCTTTCAAGGCTTTAGTTATAGTGTATGAATAGTTTTTCTGTAAATGATTGTCCATATAATCAAAGTATCTATCTACAGTTTCTCCCCAATTTTCTCTTCTCTGCTCATCATCTTTCCATCTTGCATAGCGAGAAAGTGCTATGAAGTTTTGATAATCTGTTGGTAAATAGTTTTGTATCATTTTAAATTCCTTCCGTTAATACTTTTAAATGTTTTACTTCTACACCGTCAAGGTCATGTACATATTCTTGTATGTGTTCTTTAAATTCTTCATCCACTCTTCCATCTGCAGGCACAGGATATTCTTCGGGGTCTACCTCAAATGTTATCATCATCTTAACTCGTATTGTCATCATAAACCTCTATCAATTTATTTAAATACCACTGTGCTTTCTTTAAATCTTCAACACCATTTTTGTATTCATATCTCCATATATACTTTAGTATATTACCTTGTAAATAATATTTGAAGCCATCTGTAGTGGCAGCTTCTATAGCATCAATAGTTTCAATGCCTGCCTTATTATAATGAACAGGATGATTAACCATATCTTCTTGTACCTTTGTTTGTTCTTCTTTTATTCTTCTTGCCATATATTCAACATGTCCTTCCATTATGCGTTTCCTTCTGTTTTAGATTTAAAATTTAAAGTTATGACATTACCATCAACTTTAGTTATTTTATCATTAACACATTTATCATCATTTGGCAAGTATAAATTAGCTTCCTTTTCACATTCTATTCTAAAAGAATTATTTTTATCCATAGCAGGAATAGAACCACATACCAATCTAGCAAAATGCATCATACCATAATAGTCTTCATCATCTAATTGATTCTTATCAGATGTTACAATATTTACAGATACTTCTCCTGTCCATGTATAATTCTTATCTACATGTGGCTTCAAGACAATTATAAAGTCTTCAGGATTATATTTAATATTCATCACTTTCTCCTTTTTATTTTTGTACCACCAAACTTTATAAATTTAGGGTGTTTGTTTTTACCTTTTTCTTTTAGCCAATCTTCAGGTATTATTCTATCATAATATCTAAATCCATATTTATCACACCATTGACCATACGAAGACTTAGCACCTTTTCTTAATTTACTTCTACTATTTGTAAATATAAATCTAATATCTAAATCAGGATGTTGTTTTTGTATAGCTAAATGTTTACGTCTATCTACTGCTAAAAATCTACCTTTCGTTTCTATTATTATACCATTATTTAATATGAAGTCAGGGGTATAGGTACGATAAGCTAAATCTTCCCACTCTATTTTAATTGTTTCATAATCATACTTATGTTTCAATTTATTTAGGTAGAGTGAGATAGTATGTTCTAACCCACTCCTATACCCGTGCTTTATAGCTTCTCTTCTTACTTTGTGAGGAGACACTAGAGCAATCTTCTCCAACCCATGAATGGATTAAACTCATACGAATCATGAGAGTATGAAACACCAAGAGCTTTCATTTCTTCTTTAACAGCTTCGTCTGCTAACTTCTTAGCTTCCATAGCTTCACGTAGTCCTTTTGTTCTCATCTCTCGGAGAGTTTTTTTAGCTTCAGCTAACTCTTTTTCCATATTTGCAATATCTTTTTGCAAATCTTCTATTTTTTTATTGTCTGTTGTCATACTATATTCTCCTTTCCTAATGAAACATACTGAACCATCTTTGGTTCTTTTGCTAATGACTTTTGTGCAGGTAACTCTTGTAGAGTTTCCCAACAACTTTGTCTAAAATCGCAGAATGTGCAGTTCTTATTTAAAACAGTATTACCTGTAAGTTTACCTCTAAAAGTTTCAGCTTCAGGCTCAAAGCACCGAATTAATTCTTTACTATTTGCTTGTTCTATTGTCCTTTCTATCTTTTGTATTTCTTCTTTTAAATTTACATCATCTGCTTTTACATATTTAAACTGCCCATTGGCTTTATTTACAACCCACCAACCACCAAGTTTTTTATCAGATGCGACTGCATAACCTGCTAGTTGACCTATGTAACCAAAGCTATCTCCATTTTTTAATGTATCAATAGATTCAAACTTATACTTATATGACCAATCAGACGCAGATTTAATATCATCTACCGCTCCATCAACTACAAGGTCGTATGTGCCTGTCACTTTCGTATTGTTTTTTAAATTTAATGTTACTTGTTTACTGTTATCAAACTTTACTCCTGCTTGTGTTAACAGTGCCTTAAAGATAGCTTCAACTATATCACCTATCATCATATTCATAATAAATGTTGTAGGTTTAGGCATAGCCTTTTTAGGATGATTCTTTTCCCACCACAGTTGGCAGGAAGGTCTACCTACATTTGACATTCTATAAGTAAAACCATCCCGCTTGCCACCGTTGAATTGACGGTTCAAAGCATCTTTAATATCATTAGCAACAGTCTCTATAACAGATTCATCCATCTTAGATTTTCCGTCTACTACTTCTTGCAGATACTTGTGAACTGCCAACTCTCCTTTGTGATTCATTATTCTACATCCACAAAGGTTTCTACAACTTCCATCTCGTCATCAGTCATTTTATCAGTAGCTTTCTTTTGCCACTCTGCAACGATATATTCATTGTAGTTTTGCACCCATGCCATGAAGTCTGCAAACAAATCTTGGTCTTTCTCTTCAATAGGAATAGATTTATTTGTATCAATACTAGCTATAGGCAGAGCATATGGATTACCATTAGGTAAAGCCTTCTCTTCTGTAGTCAAGTTAATAGTATGCTGAATAGGTAACTTTTTTAATTTAGCCAACTTAGCAAAAGGTTCACCTAAAATTTTAAATGCATCTCTATTATCTATTTCCCATATAAAAGGTTTACTAATAATTTTATGCTCTTGTTTATCACTTGTCAGGGCATCAATCATGTCCACTGTACCAAACAATACACGAACTCTTTTGATTTGTTTAATTAAATCTTTAGTTTCTTGTGGTAGTGCATCAAAGTCTTTTATGTACCCTGCAGGCTTACCACAGTTAAAATTACCAAAGTTATCTTTCAAATCAATATTCAGATTATCTGCCATAACGGTTTTTTGATATGACCCACGTTTTTCTCCTTCTTTAGGATTGACGTTAGTGATAAATCTCTTATACATAAATCTCTGTAGGTATGGTCTTATAACCACATTGTCACAGTAATATGTATTATCATCAGGTACTTCTAATTTGTAGACACCGCCATTGATAGTTTCAACTTTGACTGCTTTGCCATCTATTTCCATTTCACCCATGATAGGTGCATGTTGTATCTTCAAACGAGCAAGAGTATTACTCTTTTGGTCTGAAGTTGATTCCATAGCAACACCCATAGCTTTAGCCATGCCTGCATAATTATTAGTATCTATTGTCGTTAAGTCTGTTATTGCACTCATTTTTACTTCTCCTTTCAGTTAAGATGCCAAGTTATATCACATGACATCTTTAGTGTCAAGCCAATTATTACCTATTTTTGCTTCTAATAATAATGGCACATTAATTTCTATTTTAAATTGTTTTTGTATTAGTCCATCAATATATGTATTAACATTTTTGATTATATTTACTACATCATTTATCTCATCAGGATGAACATCTATCACGATAGAATCATGCACAGTATTAACAATACAAGATTTAAATGTTTTTAATTTATCATGTATATCCATTAATACTAGTGGCACTATGTCGGCTGTGGCAAAAGACTGTACAGGATAATTTTTTATCTGTGTAAAGTGTGATACCTTACCACTAGGATATCTCTCTACATTTGGAAAAGAAAACTGTCTACCTGAAGGTGTAGTTATCTTACCTGTCTCTACAGCTTCTTTAGCCAATCGGGAGTGCCATAGTGCGATTTCTTTGTACTTTTTCGTGAACTGTTCATAATATTTTGCTTCAGCAAGCGTTCTCCCAAAGCCTGTTGCTCCATAGAGGGGTGCAAAGGTATGAGCTTTTGCTTCTTGCCTACTAATCTTTTGACCTGATTTCGTAATGACACTAGCAGTGTATGCATGTACATCAAATCCATCTTCTATCTCCTTCATTGCTGTTTTGTCTTGTGATAAAAATGCGGCAGCTCTAAACTCAAGCTGTGCAAAGTCAGCTTCAAGTATCTGACCTCTATTCCAACGTGATACAAACACCTTCTTCACAGGGAATGTGCCACCTCTAGGCATGTTTTGCATGTTAGGGTCAGCACCACTGAATCTGCCTGTAGAAGTTCTGTGTTGTAATAATCTAACATGAAGCTTGCCATCATTCTTAACATAAGTTTTTATACCGTCTACAAAAGATGATAAATAGGTATCAAGAGCAGACAGCCTTTGTAAATCACCTAAAAATTGACTAGCTTCTGTGTTGTCATTTTTGATGGCTACATTCCTTAGTATATCAAGCATTGCTTTATTGACGCTAAAACCATTATTACTAACCCACTTAACATTAGGAGCATTAAACTTAAACCCTGCTATTTTTTTCGTAGGTGTAAAATTGTAGCCTTCTCCACCACAGTTAACACATCTAGGTAAATTAATATATGGTGTACCATCCTTTTTTACTTTCTTTATCCTACCCGTGCCATAACAAGGCAAACATTGCATAGCTTTAGTTTTATATATTATGCTAGAGTGTTTCTCTACAGTGCTTTTAAATATCATTTTATTTTGATAAGGTGTAAACATGTTTGTCCACATAGCTTTGTCCTTTGGTTTTCTACTATAAATGACCCAAGACATTTGTTCAGGACTGTTGAGATTGATAGGTGTATCGCCCATTAAATGTTTAACTTGTGTGTTTAACCTTTTTTCAATTTCACTTTTCTCTAACTCAAACTCTGTTTTAACTTTATCTAACATTTCTAAGTCTACAGCAAAACCTGTTCTGTATATGTGAGCAAGAGTTACAGCTACACTGTTAGTTAATACAACTGTTTCCATCAACCCTGCATATTCTACAGTATTTAATTTTTTGTATATTGCATCGCTCAACTGCTGTGTAGCATGTAAGTCTGCAGACAAATAAGATGATAATTCTTCAGGTGGTATCTCATCAACACCTATACCCTTTTTAAAATACTCTTTCAAAGTATCTTGCTTCTTGGTATCTAAATTATATCTCTCTGCACAAGCTTCTAGTGATAATGGTTGTTTTTGACCACATTGTAGAATGTATTCACCTAACATTGTATCAAACACAGAACCATCATACTTAAATCCACACTCCCACAACCACATTAAATCATGGACAATATTGTGACCAATTAAAATTGTAGCACTGTCAAGCAAGTCCTGTAACCCTTCATAAGTG